AGGGAAATGCAAACATCAATGTCTCGTGGTACTAGGCTGAGTGCTGCATCTCGTGCTTTGTCAAATCGCCACGGTGTAATGCAAATATCATATACTTGAGCACCCCAGTTTTCAGCTAAAAGTTGAGTATTGTCTGTGCTGCCTGTGTCTGCGATTACCACACAATCGGCCCCTTCCGCAGAACGCATAAACCGTTCCACAAACTGCTCTTCGTTTTTTGAAATAGCATATACTGCAATCTTTAGTTTACTCACTGTAATTCCTTAAGGGGTTGTTGGATACTGGGCTTTGATTTCGGCTACTTTGGCGAGCCAAGTTTCTTGGGTGGCTTCACCGCGTTGTGCTTTGAAGAATAGGGGATCAGCCTGCTCTCTATATGCTGCTGCTCTGGCCGCTTTTGCAGCTGCGTTATAATTTGCTAAATCTTCTACTAGTTCTTCCGGAGTTTTATCTACAACTTGAACTGTAAATACTTCTCCGTTTTCTATCACTGGTGTAACAGAAATCAACTTTTGAGTTTTGAAGTCATAAGGTTTGTGCATGTTCACCGGCAACAGTGAGTTTTCTTGCATAAACTCAGGGGTAACGCCCTGTTGCGGAAAAGATGTATTTGGAAATAGAGCTTGATGATCTGCAATCTCTAAAACAGTGGAGTCTTGTACTCGTGCAATTAACATAAAAATTCCTGATTAAAAAGCTGAAAAGGGTGCTGTGGGTGGAGTGAAGTTAGCCGTATAGCGTGCAACGCCTTTGGTAACCCGCAGATCGTCTAAATAGCCAATAAAATATTGTTGATCGCTGTCGTAGTACGTTCTTCCTATTACCGCAGAAGTTGCCGGAATACTAAAAGTAATATTGTCTATTGTAACGACCCCATCTTGAAGACCATTTAAGTATATTTTTAAATTACTAGTAGTATCAGAAGTTCTTACAATTGCCACATGGTACCATGTATTAGCCGTTATAGTAGTAGTACCGGTAAAATTATTTAGAGTTGTTTGTCTAAACCAAGCTTTGAGTTTACCAGCAGAATTAATTACTATACCACAATAATGATCAGTAGCAGGACCATGTAATCCAAATATCCCTCTGTCACCAGCAACGTTTGTGGGATACATCCAAAATTCTACCGTAAAAGGGCTGGCGCCAAATTGCAAAGTACTAGAACTAGGTACGGTTAAATAATCTCCTGTACCATCAAATATCATGCTGCTTGCACCGTACTTTACAACAGCAGTGCTAATTTTAGCATCGCCCTGAGTCACAGGATTGAACTTAGTTGAAGAATCAACTATGCCACCATTAGTACCACTCAATAATAAACTTGTGCCACTAATAGCAGTTAACGGTGCAGTTGGCGGAGTAAAATTGCCAGTGTATACTGCTGTGCCTTTTACTAATCGCAAGTTACTTATGTAACCGTTCATGTAATTAGTATTAGTATTACTTTTTCCTATGATAACGGTACCGGTACTAGCTGAAAAATCTGTAGCTATAGTTGTGGTTCCAACAGCGGTTCCGTTTACATAAACAGTAGTTTGGTTGGTTCCTGTGCCTGCGCGAACAAGAGCAATGTGATTCCAAGAATTATTGATGATTGAATACGTAATAGGAAAAGTAGCATTGGTAGTAATAGAAGGAATTAATTGAGTAGCTGTAATTGAAAACCCCAAATAATTAATAGTTGAGCTGTCCAATAGTACAGTTGTTGATGCAGTTGTATTTCTGTAAATCCAAAATTCTAAAGTAAAATTGCCTGTGCCTAGAGTTAAAGCTGTGTTTGCTGGAACAGTTAAAAAATCAGTACTAGGAGTATTGAAGTATAAACTACCACCATCTGTGGTGGAGTTGTAAGTACTTGCAGGAGCAAACGGAGATATTGGCTGTATGGTTGGGTTAGTGGCATTTGCTAGGGTAAAGGTATAATTATAAGGACCATTATCTCGCATTCTGTTGCTTTGACAGGTTAATAAATTTGTACCTATTATTGCAGTTAATGGTGCCGTAGGCACCGTAATAGTGGAACCAGAACCTAAGTAAGGGCTGTCGCCAAAAACAGCTCGTAAATTGCTCATGGCTACAACACCAAAACTACCTGTAATAGCTCCTATGTATCTGGTACCACCTTGGTAACCATAATTAAAAGTATTAGCAGCATAGTATTGGCGAACACCATTAACATATATGCTTAAAAATCCACCACTTCTTGAAACAGCATAATGATTCCACTGATTTGTTGGCAGAGTACCAGTAACAGTTATGTTTACATCATCTTGTATCCAAACAAATTGATTTGATCTAATGGCTACCTGCCAGTTTGCAGAGGTATAACCTACTGCCGACGTAATCACATCAACCGTGCTATTTACATGATTTAACCAAAATTCAACACAAAAAGATTGAGTACCGCCGTCATCCCAGCCTGCAGAATTATCTTGATAAGTATACATCAATCCCCAAGTAGGAGAGTATAAACTCCAACCTGTTTTAGAAAACGGGCTAACACTGCCTTGACTTAATGCACCGCCTCGAGTTAGGGACAAGTTATTGCTGCTGGAGTCTAGTATGGTGTTATTTTGCGCCCCGTTTGTACCGTCTCCGGACAGCAGCAACACTGTATTTTTAAAGTAAGTGTCTGGAATACCTACAGATCCTGCACCTGCAGCAGCAAATAAATCACGATTCATGCCAGTGCCTTTCCAAGCACAAATCCGCTCCAAGTAGTTCCACCATCGTGTGAAAAGAAACCGATACAATCGCGACCGGAAGCTGTTAGTGTGGGAGCAGTACCTGCAGCCCATTTAACACCAGAGAACCAAGTAATAGCGAAAGCTCCTGGATTAGTTAAATCTAAAATAAAACTAACCGCAGTACCACTAGCCGGAACGTTACTCACAGTAAAAGTAGTAGAAGCAGAAATAGTTTTAGTAAAATAATTGCCTGTGGCTAAGTCAATTGCATTTGCAGCTAAAACAACACGAGTTTCTCGAGTACCGGTTAGCACAGGGGCGGTTAGTGTTTTATTGGTTAAAGTTTGTACACCTGCCAGTGTAACTTCACCCGCAGCACCGGTTGGACCTGTGGGTCCTGCTACTGTACTAGCTGCACCGGTAGGCCCTGTGGGCCCTGTTACAGTGCTTGCAGCACCGGTTGGCCCTGTGGGGCCTGTGGGCCCTGCTACAGTGCTTGCAGCACCGGTTGGCCCTGTGGGGCCTGTGGGCCCTGCTACAGTGCTTGCAGCACCGGTTGGCCCGGTAGGCCCTGCAACAGCACTTGCAGCTCCTGTAGGTCCGGTAGGCCCGGCTACTGTGCTGTTTGCTCCGGTAGGTCCTGTTGGACCCGTTGCTCCTTGTGCTGCTGATACCATCCAGTAAGCTGTAGCTGTATTAGGGGTCTGATTGGTGCTGCTGGCAATTGCCAAGTAAGTTACACCGTTGTAAACCACAACGTCATTGGCCACATAACTGGCTGCTGAACTCCAAGTTCCACGTCCGGTGAATCCTACACTCACAGGAGTAGCAGAGCCTTCATATGCAGAGTATAAGGCTACTAAACCTGTGCTGGAACCCACAGCCACCAAGTAGTCACCTGCGTTCAAGTTTATGGGTTTTGACCAAGTGTAGCTATCTTGAGCAGCTATGGACTTTGTGGGTGATACTGTGAGTGTGGTGCCCAAGGATTGTTTGTATAGCTTGAGTGTAACTGAGAGCGCACCAGCTGTGGTATTGGAAACTACCAAACCATGCACAGAAGACTCCACAGTAGCTGGGCAAGTGTATAAAGTGGTATCTGTGGCTAAAATTTGAACTGCTTGACCTTTTAATGCCATGGTTTAACTCCCGAAAACTAAGGCCATTGCCACTGGATTTGGTATGGCGTTGACTGTTGTGATTGTGGCATAAAGGGCATCAGACTCTGCTTTGGTGTAGCCAGAAGCGCTGCTGGCAGGTGCTTGTGAAACCCACGAAGTACCCGTACTGGTTAGTACATTGCCCAGTGTACCCGGGCCGGTTAAACCTGTGCCGCCGGCAGTGGCAGGCACTGTGATTAAAAGACTGCCGGAGCTGTCCAAAACGTCAGTGGCATTTGCACCCACCGACAAGCCTAGACGGGCATTAAATTTAGTTTGTGCCATAGGTTCACTGTCCCCTAAGTTTTGTGATTACGTTGCTTGTGCGGAGGCAAATTCAGGCCGTGCACCTAGAACCGCATACAGCTGGGCACGTGTAGCCTCTGGTGTATAGTCCTCATTGGCTACTTGTACTTTTGCAGCACTCAAAGGTTGACGCCCTGTTTGCCTGGCTTCTTGTGAAGCATAACCGTAAATGGTGATCTCAGTTGATCTGCCTTTGAAATCTTCTTGTACACACCCGATGTTCCAGTATACAGCAGGAACTCCAAAATCAGTGTCTACAGAAATTAATAATGCCATTTTAAATCCTTGTTAAGTAAGCTGCAATCTTATAAGTTGTTGCAGTTGCGCTGGTGGGAGTTGCCAGCAATCTGACTGTGGAACTAGAATAGTCTACAGTATAACTAGCGCATGTTGATCCTACTGTAACTGTGCCATATTCTGTGTGGTTAACACTAGTCCCATTATGTACAGCTAGTAGTTCTGTGCTTTGATAATTTGTGCCATCAGTGGCTTGAACGGTTAATTTAATGGTGCGATATAATGTAGCATCAAAACTGGCTAAAACTTGATTAGCTGTTGTGGCAGAAGTTGAGGCGGTTAAACTAGTAACGCCTAAGTTACTGTTTACTAATACTACGCCAGAACCCTTGGATTTTAACCCTAAGTCTACATCAGTATTAACGCCGCTTCCTGCTCCTAAAGACGGCGCACTGCCTGTAACGCTGCCTGTAACTTGCAAGTAGTTTGTAACAGCAGCAGTGTGAATTACATAAAATTGTGTTACTTCTGAACCGCCGCCAGTTTGAAATATTATGCTTCCAGCACCTCGGGTAGAAAACCGTAAACCTACATCTGTATCTGTGCCATTTGCAGCAAGCCATGGTAAGCCAGTTGTAGCAGCACCACTTATTTGCATATAATTTACAGCTGAAGTAGTACTACCTATTCTAAATTGTGTACCACTGTTAGCTGTAAAATTATGTGCTCCGGTACCCTTGGTAGCATAAGTTAAAGGTATATTGGTATCTGAACCTTGTGTACTTAACTGAGGTGCACCGCCAGTAGCTGCACCTGTTACTTGCACGTAGTTTACAGCTGATGCAGTATGTGCTACGTTAAGTTGAGTTACTTGGTTAAACGCCCCTTGCGAAGTTATACTTGCACCAGTAGCAAAAGAAACGCTGCCTGTACCAAAACTGGCGACTTGAAGCCCAACGCTGGTTTGTGAGCTGTTGCTGGGTGTTGAGAAAATTGCAGGAAGACTACCAGAAAGAGTATGTCCTCGTATACCAATGCCTGCTTGTCCTGCATAGTCGTACACACGCAACACATCACCGCTGGGTACATTAACTGTAGTTAGTGCTCCTAGTGATTTAATGCTGGTAGTGCTACCAATAACGGCATACGCCGCAGCACTTCCACTTGAAAAAGTAACTGTTGGTTGTTCTACGTAACCTGAACCTGCACTGGTAATGTTAACAGCACGTACGCCCCAAGAATCAATGGTTAAGGTAAGTCCTGTGCCAGCACCCGTAGTAGTTGTAGTCAGAGTACCCGTTGGCAGCACAGAGTATGTGCCTCCGTTAACAAGAGTCAACGTTAAAACTGAAGTGCCAGAAACTGTGGCCACTGTAAAAGTTATGGCTGTTGTGAATGTTCCGCCAACAACCGTTATAGTATCCCCAACCGCATAACCGCTACCACCACTTACAATGGTATGTGCACTTCTTTGCATGGTTACTGTGCCAGTAGCCTGTACACCAGAAGAAGTAGTAGGAGCGGAAAATGTTACTGTGGGTACAGTTGTATACGTCGTTGCACCACTATTAGTAATGGTAACAGCAGTTACTGTAGTACCATTTGATAAGTTAACACCCTGACTGCCAGCAGCTAGGTTAATGGCTCCGGTATTTTTTGATTGCAATACTAAGCCAACGTTGGTGTCTGAACCCTGAGTGCTTAACTGTGGTGCTCCAGCAGTAGCAGAGCCAGTTACTTGCAGGTAATTAACTGCGGAACTGCTACCGTGTAAAACACGGAATTGAATATTTCCAGAAGTATTCGTTGCAAATCTATGCTCTCCAGCACCTTTGGTGAGATACCGTAAAGACACGTTTGTATCGCTAACACCCTGCGCTGCAAGTAGGGGATCGTTATTAGTAGTTGCACCTGAAATTCGGAACCAGTTAACACTATTTGCTGCTCCGTATACATCAAATTGCTTAGAACTGTTAGTAATAAGTTCTACGGCTGCAACACCTTTTGATAATAGTTGAAGCCCTATATTTGCATCTGAACCCTGAACACTTAGCGCAGGGTAGTTTGTGGTAGATGCACCTATAGCATTCAAGTAATTTACAGCATTGGCAGTATGAGCTACACGAAATTGTTCTACGGAAGTGTTTGTTTGAAATTGTAGGGGCACAGCCGATGCAGTTTGAATTTGGCCAGAAACAGAACCTACGGCTCTTAAAATTGGTGAATTATTTCCACCAAAAGCAGTCCAGTACCCTGAGCCAACTGAACCATTATAATCTTGCACTCTAAATGCAACTTGTTGATTTGGGGTGTAAAATTCTAAAGCAGCATGAAGTGAGCGAATCTGTGTGCCACTACCTACGTGAACATACGCTAAAGCTCCTGAGCCCCCACCTGAAAATGTAATCGTGGGTTGTTCTAAGTAACCTGATCCTGCATTTGTAATTGTAAGACTGGTGTAGCTCCAGCTACTCAAAGTTAGTGTTGCTCCTGAGCCTGTGCCGCCTGTTACTGAAGCTGGATTTGTTGGTGCAACAGTATAGGCACCGTAATTTTGAACTGTTAGCGCAGTAATAACTCCACCGGATATGCCAGATACTGTATATGATTGAGCTTGTGTGCCTGTTCCACCAGCAACAGTAATTACATCATTTAAAGTGTAACCTGTTCCACCTGATGTAACAGCAGTTACAGTAGCCCCTGCATAAACAGTTACTGTTGCTGTAGTTCCGCCTACAGTAGTAGGAGCAGCAATAGTTGCCGTAATTGGAACCGTGTAGCCTGAACCACCTGCAACACGAGTAACAGCAGTAACTGTGGTTCCATTACGTACGGTTAAACCACTTACACTGCTGGAACCAGTTACATTTAAAGTTTCCAGAGTAGTTAAGCCGGTAAACGTTGGTGCAACTGTGTTACTGGCTGCTCCGGTAGGTCCTGTGGGGCCGGTAGGTCCAGCTACTGTGCTGTCTGCTCCTGTGGGCCCTGCTATAGTACTAGCTGCACCGGTAGGCCCGGTAGGTCCAGACACAGTGCTTGCTGCTCCGGTAGGACCGATAGGACCTGTGGCACCTGTAGGCCCTGCTACTGTACTAGCTGCTCCGGTAGGGCCTGTTGGTCCTGTAGGACCGGCTATTGTACTTGTTGCGCCTGTGGGCCCAGCTACTGTACTGGCTGCTCCGGTAGGTCCTGTAGGTCCCGCTACAGTACTGGCAGATCCTGTAGGTCCTGTGGGCCCGGCTACTGTACTGGCTGCTCCGGTAGGTCCTGTAGGTCCCGTGGGACCAGACACAGTGCTTGCTGCTCCGGTAGGACCGGTAGGACCTGTGGCACCTGTTGGCCCTGCTACAGTGCTTGCAGCTCCTGTAGGCCCAGTAGGCCCTGCTACAGTACTGGCCGATCCTGTAGGACCTGTGGGACCTCCTGCGGGACCTGCAGGTCCTGCAGGACCAGTTGGGCCGGCTGGGCCAGCTGAACCAGCGGGCCCTTGTGATCCCAGCGAGGCTATTACTATACCAGTTACGGCTTCTTCTACTACAAGTGCGTTTGAAACTTCTTGCAGTACCAGAGAGGATTGATCCGTTTGAACTACAAGTGTTTCATCGCTCATCTAGTTACCTCTTTTACCAAAGAAACTGAGCCGTACAACATAGAAGTCACATCGCCGTTGTTGCTTACCAGTTCCAAACTATACACAGCCGAGTTGAATGTTAAACCAGCCGTTTGAGCAGCAGAAATATTCAGTGTAATGGTTTTGGCAACATTATCCAACACAATGCCTCCATTAGCTGACGTGAGCTCCAGCAGTACGGTGCTACTTGTAAGCTTTTCACGTAATTGCATGCGTGCAGTATACCCTGTTAAATCAACAGGTTTATTATACTCTAAAATACCGTTTGAAGTATACGCAGTATAATTAAGAGAATTAACAGCATTGAAAGTAAGTGAATTCGTGGTTACTGTACTGGGTACAATGTAGTCTGTGGTGTTGGCTTGAGTCATGCCCAAACAATTTGTAATTTTTACTCGCCAGCCTGTTGGAACTCCATGAGATGTGGCACTTACTACCATTGGTGCTGCTTTAGTAATACTTACAATAGGAACATACACTTTTTCAGAAGTTTCCCAGCGCAAAGTTTCACGAAAGGTACTGCCTTGGTACACTTTTAAATTTAATTTAACAGGTGCTGTCATAGCATTCCTTTATTAAGCAACAGTGGTTGAACTTCTGTGACGATTAAAAACACCAGCTACCACTGTTTTTGTGATTTTTAACATGAACTGCAGATTGAGAAATCAATTCTAGTTGCGGAGCTGTGTCGCCTTTTACAAAATTAAGTGCCATCTGGGCTCCTTTGAAAAATTTCTGGTATCTGGGTGATAGCATGAATTATACCACAAAGGTATAACTCATGCAAGTGTAAAATTTTTTGATGTTTGCAAAGTTTGAGTTAAGCTGTGGGTGCTTGAGGCCACATAATGTTGCTGGGATCAGACTGTGTGGTAATGTCTCGCAGTATTTGACGATAAGTTTTCCAAGCTTGTGATAGAGGTATGCCTGTGTCTGCTGCTTTAATTACTCGCCAATCTGAAGCAGCCAGCAGTTGGTCTCGTTTCGCTTTTACCAGTGCCCACTGATCTGCTTGCAGTTCTTCTGGAGTTTTGGTGAGCTGTTCACCCACTATTTGCGCTGTTAAAAATTCCTCAGTTAACAGTACTTTTTGTTGCGTAGTTTCGTATAAGGTATCACTGGGCACAGTGATGTAAGTGTTCCAAATAGCAGGAGTTCCGGACTGAAAGGCGGTTTCGCTTGGCCAGCTGCCTACTTGTACGTTTAACAATTCATTGTTGTTGAACAGCTCTACTTTTACAAGTTTATGGTACTGGGTGAGTGCACCATTAGGTGCTGTGATTTGTTTTATAAAAGCCATGTTTGCTCTCAATCGTAAAGACTTGCGTTAATAA